ACAGTTCGTAGTGCTTCGGGAAGCGCACGCTGTCGGGAGGGTTGGCCCCATCGATCGGACGCTGGATGATCGAAAGCTTTTCCCCGGGCGTCATAATCTCGACGTACTCGGTGTCCTCGTAAATGGGGCGGTTGGCCTCGGTGCTTTTCTCGATGTTCAACCGTGGCTTCATGTAGAAGCGCACATACAGCTTGTTGTCGCCAGCGAACCGGTTTGCGTCCCATTCGTTGGCATCGGTCTGCTGATTGAAGCGTGACCAGTCGGTCGGAGTCGAGTTCTGAATCTGATCGATGGTTCTGTTCTCTACGTCTGCTGCGGTAAGTGCCATTTGCGTTTTCCTTATGTTTTTCCTCAAGTGCCTCTGAAACCACATCAAGCCACTGCAGCGCTCGCGGTTGATCCCGAGCCGAATGTTGACTGGCCCGTGGTCAGTGCCACACCACTGCGATTGACGAAGCCCGTCTCGATCACCGCTGCGGTGGCTACCGCGCCAGCCGCCGTCGTCATCTTGATCGGGAAGCCGGTGAAGGCTGGGCCCGCACCGGCATCACGCGACCCACCGTTGCCTGCGGCCCCGATTCCGAAGCCAGCGGTGTATGGAACGGGCAAGCCATTGGCATCGCTCTTGCCGCCACCGATGTACATGAGCGTCGAGTTGGCGGCTGCGGTGCCATCGGGCTTGGTGACTCCCGGTGTGTAGTCGTCGGTGAAGCCCGACGCCACGATCGATGCTGGCGCGGTGAGTCCGATGATCGGCGGCGAGCCGAACCCGATGCCGGTGTTGAGCGCGCCCGTGGACGCGTTGCCTGCAACATCGGTGTCCTTGGGCGAGCCCTTCGGTCCAGACAGCAGATCGAAAAGCACCATGCGACCGGCGTTTGGATTGCCGGTCGTGTTGTTGGCGACAGTGTCGCCCGGTAGTGATGCAGGCATGTCTAACCTCCTTCGAGACGTCCTTGAAACTTCTGGCCCGAGCATGTCAGGTTGCCTGCCCACGCCAGAATCTGCACCTCGGCGTCTTGGTTGGTCGCGTAGCGCTTGTTGGGCGACAGCGGCACCATGTCACGCGCGGAGTGCGGGCGCAGGAACAGATATTTCGTGTTCAGGAAGAACGCGGTCTTCGCAGGGCAGTTGCCACCGATGCCGCCGTCGAGCGCGACATCGCAGTCGCCCATGAACTTCAGCGTCGGGAAGCCAAGGTTGCCCACCTCGGGTGATGTGAAGCGCTGCTGCGCCTGTAGCGAGGCGACGTAGACACCCCACACGGTGTTGTCCATCACGATCAGATCGGGACGGTCTGAGCCGCGCACGAGGCTGGCCCACATCGTGTTCATAAAGCCTTGGATGTTGGCCGAGGTCTGGGCAGCGGTCTTGGTGTAGACCGAGCGCCAGAAATTCCAGTTCACGCGGCTGATGCCACCGTAGACCGCAGCCGTTGGATCGACCGGCACCGCAGCGTTAAGTCCCGTCAGTTCCTTGCCACCGGAGCCGGAGCCATCGGCGTACAGGCCAGCGGCCTGCAGGTTCGCCATGGTTGACTCGGCCACGTTCACGCGGGCTTCGATCAGATCGATCATCTGCTCCTTGCCTGCGTTCTGCAGTTGCTCCAAGCCGCTCATAACAACAGGGCATGCCAGTTGCTTGATCGTGTACTCGGCTGCGCTGATGACGTCCGAGGCCGCTGTGGGCAGCAGGTCGTACCCGCTGTACCAGCCACCGTTCGCGTTCTGCGCGAAGCTCAGTTCCTGATAGATGACGTTGCCGCCGCTGAATGGCTTGCGATTGCCCCGCGCCTCCAGCTTCTTCAGCAGGATGTTGTTGTTTGTTACATTGTCAGCGATCTGCTTCGTGCGCGACTGGATAGTCGTCGCGACGATGTCGCTTACGTTTGGGAATGCCATGGCAAAACCTCCAAAGTGGATGTGGATTCACTGACCGTTGCCGTGGCACCCGTGTTCGCATGGATGGCACTGACCGACGACTAGGTCACATCTTTGGAAGTTCGCGCAATGGCCCGGAGGTTCGCTGCGGACTTCACACCCTGCTATGCGTCTCGATGGCCCTCTCTATCGCTGCTCTGACGGATAAAGGTTCAGACGGTTCAGGGCTTCCCACGACGGCTCCGCTGCCTTTCACCGACACCGCTGCGGCTTTTGCACGCTGGGCGGCTTGCGTCAGTGACTGGGCCGATTGGCCGTTCTGCTTCGCAACAATAATCTTCCTGACTTCTGGATGCAACATGCACGCGCGCTCGTATGCATCCGCGACTGATAACTCGTATCCCTGCCGGGTCGCAATCTCCATGGCATCGGCCATCAGGTTGCGTACGTCCTCGAAGTATTCGTTCTTCGGGTCGGCTTTAAATGCGTCAATCTCTTTCGCTATCTCGCTGCCCAGAGCCTGCTCGCGCTGCGCCTGCCGCTGCTGGGCCGCGCTCATCAATGGCGACAGCGCCTGCTGCACCGCGCGCTGGATCATTGCAGGATCGGCACCGCCAGTAGCCTGCTGCGGCACCGCACCCACCAGAGCTTGGTCGAGCGCCTCGATGTCCACCCCGTAGTTCTGGATGATGCGGGCCACCATGCCCGCCTTCTCAGCCCCGGTTCCGTAGCGCAACTGGGCGTCGTAGCCCAGCAGTTCGGTGAAGGCGCGCACCGGGTCGCCCCCGGCTGCGGCCTGAATCGACTGCTGGAAGGGCTGGATTGCCTGTATGAAGCGGCCCGCGAACTGGCGTGCCATGGAGCTTTCCTGCAGGGCCTGATTGACCTCGTTCTCGCGCTTCAGGGTGTACTCCCTGAATGGCTGCGGCAGGGTCGCCCACTGATCCCGCAGTCCGATCGGCACGTTGACCGGGGCCCGCTCCAGTTCAGGATGAGGCTGGGGCTGCACGGGAAGGCCCACAGGCGCTTTGTCGACCGGGGCGGCTACTTGGCCCTTGCCGTCGGCCTGCGCTGCCGGGATGAACCGTCCTAAGCTGTCCCGCTGGCGCTCGCCGCGCTCGGCAGAAGGCTGATCCGGTGGTGTCGGTTCGGTGCTGGTGTCAGCGGGTGCCCCTATGGCCTCGTCAGGCGCGGGCGTTTCCGTCGTTGTATCCGGCACCACCGGATCATTCTGCTCATCCTGCTCGAAAGCAGCCGTTACTGCATCCCGCAAATTACCTTCCATCGCCTTCCATCCCTTCGATGCCTGCTACGAAGGCCACCGGCACCACGCCCGCCTTCTGCAGTTCTTTGAGTTTTGCCAATCCGCCGGTCGAGAGCGCCTGCATCGCGTCCTTGAACCATGGGGCCTGTGTCCATCCCTGCTGCGCGGCCCACTGCTGGGTGCGCTCCAGTACCTGCGGTGCCATGGTCTGCATCGCTCGGTCGAATCCTTCGACCACCTTCGGCCCACCCGCCTCGATCTTCTCGATGTAGGGCAGGGTGCTGTACTTGCCCGGGTCCTCTGGGAAGAGGTTGCCGCTGAGTGCCTGCGGCTCGATCTGCGCCTCCGGCACGGCTGCACGCAGGGCCTTGATGCGCGCCCCCTGCTCGCCACCGAACTCCAGCACGCGCGCACCCTTGGGATCGACCATCGGCACGTCCATGCCCGGGACGGCTTCCTGCAGCCGCGCAAGCTCGTCCTCACTGAAGGGCGAGCCCCGGTTCACGCGCAGCAGGTTGGCCTTGCTCACTGGCGAGGTGCCTGCGGCGAAGTTCCATGCGCTCTGCTTCTGCGTGCCCAGCAGCCCATGGCCTGCAGCGATGGCATCCATCAGGCGCGCACTCGATGGATCAATCTCGTTCGCACCCGTGGCCTTGCCGACAGGAATCACCGATGCATAGCCCGGGTTGGTTGCACCCTCGTACACGCCACGGTTCGCCAGCGTGGTGTCACTGAGTGCGCCCATCTCGCTCGCGAGCCTGTCGATGCCCTGCGGTCCACGCACGGCCTGTTCGAGTGATTCACTGAAGCCGCGCCGCGCCGACTCTGGTGCGCGCAGGGCCTCGATCAGGTGGCCGGTGTTCTCACCCGGCACCCACTCACGCGTCACCAGAGCGGCGTAGTCAGGCACGAAGTCGCCGTAGTGCTTGGCAGCCTCCTCGATCGGGATGCCCTCGCTCTTGGCCTTCTGCGCGATCCATGCGGCGGCCTGCGAGCGGTAGGGTGTCCAGTCCTGCACGCCACCAAGCGCCTGCTCGTTCGCACGCTGCGTGACGATGTCGGCCTGCTCATCGAGGAAGCGGTGGCCTGCTTCGCCCACACCCTTCTTCCATGACTCACCCGTGAGCGGATCAGTGATGCCCCATGCGCGCACGTCGTGGATGTCGTGCGTGGGTCGTATGCCCTTGGCACCCGTCGGTGGTCGCCATGCGACCGACAATCCGGCACTGAAGGGATTGCGCTTTAAACCAGACGCCGCCGCCTCGGGCGATGCCTGCGACTTCATAATGTCCGCGCCCATGGCCTGCGGAAAGCGCCCGGTAACGATCGGGGCACCAACGGCCTGCTGGTTCCAGCCCTTGGCACCGTACATCAGGTTCGAGCCCACTGGCGTGCCCGCGCTCGTCGTCGCCAGCGCATTGGCGAGCTTGTCGGCCTTGTCTGGATCGCCACCTACGAGACGCAGGATGTCCTCGCTGGTCTTGTCGTACCAGAGACGGCCCTCTGCGCCCTCTTCCATCTTGCGCAGATACGCGGCGCGCATCGGGCCCACATTCTTGATGCCACCGAAGGCCTCGGTGCCGCGATGGATGCCTTCCTTCTCTCCGCTTTTAAAGCGCTTGCCTAATCCTGTTTCACGTGGAACCTCGACCTCGCGCAGTGCGCGCAGGATCGACGGTGGCGTCTCGGCAGTGACCTTGTACTCAGCGCCCCGCAGCTTGTCTATCGCTTTCCTGACTGCGGGAAAACTGCCCTTCGCGGCCTTGCCCTTTGCAGCTTCAACATCGCCCGCATACAGGCCCAGCGGCGATACAACATCCCATGCTGTCTCAGCAATGTCGCCCAGTGTGATTTCAGGATTCTCTCCCGGTGAGAAGGTCGGTGAGTAAGGAAGCTTGGCACCACCGTAGCCTTCCATCACGCTCGGTGGATCGCGCCGCAGCACGGTGCGATCGGAGCGCAGCAGATCGACCAGCTTCTTCAGGTGGATGTTGCGACCAGCGCCCTCCAGATAGTCAGCCATCTACTGCTCCTGCTTCGGCGGATTCATAGGTACACCACCAGCCAGCTTGTGCCATTCACGAATCGGCTTGACGTACACGTAGCCACCGCAGTCGATGCCGATATTGCCTTCCTCGGTGACGTGGATGCTGTCGGCGTAGTAGTCACCCTCGCGCTCGCGCCATATCTCGCGGTCGGTGTTCTCGCACGGCCCGCCAATCTCATCCATCAGTGCATCCCCCTCACGTCGGGCTTGCATGAATCATCGAGGTTCTCGATGAAGTCCCAGATGCGCTTGGTGGTGCCGCCGCACATCTCGATCGCGGTGCATGACTTGCAGTCGGGCATGCCCACGGCACCGAAGCGGTACTCGACCGGCAGCCGGTCACCGAGGTAGATCATCACATCGACGTCGGTCCAGAACCAGAGCGGGAACGTGAACAGCACCCCGTCGAGCATGTCGCCCGGGAACACGGCGTGCGGATGCGGATCGACCGCCTTGGTGCCGCGCAGAACCTGCCGGTAGCCGTTGCCAGTGATGTACTCGTGCATCGGGCGATAGATGTTATCGGTGCAGCAGCGCACCCACGACTCGCCGTCGGGATCACCATGCTCCTTGCGGTAGGCGGGCGCGTCGCTCTTCAGGTGGATGAAGTTCGGCACCAGCTTGGCGACCTCCATGACCCTCTTCAGTGTGGATGGGTAGACGTCACCAGCATCCATGAAGATGACGTCGATCATGGGCCACAGGCCCTGCATGAACCACAGCAGGGCCAAGCTGTCCTTGCCTCCGCTGAACTGGAGCGCAACCTTCATCGCCGCAGCGAAATCACCGGCACGTAGCCCACGAAGACGCCGAGCAGCACCAGCAGGAAGATCAGCGCGAGGATCACGTTGATGATGGTCCTCAGTTGCTGGTCCACCGGCAGGATCATCGGCAGCAGTGCGGTGAGCGCGTACGCAAGGATCGCGAACACGATCAGAACAACGATCAGGGTGACGAGAATGTCCATGGCTATTTCCTTTGAAGTGAATCAATCGCGCGCGCTACATCTTCTTTCGTAACAGCGCCGCCCTTGCCTTCGGTTCGGTACGCAACACGTCGTCTCTCGGCCTGCTCCCAAGCCCCCTTGAAGTCATCCATCGTTGTAAGGCCGTTGGCTCGCATGTACTCGCGATGCTTGGTTCGAGTGTCAATTGGCACGCCGTCCGTGGTTCGCAAGCCATCGTATCCTCGGTCACCCCAAAGTACCCCGCTGTCAACTGTTCGCGTTGGTTCTTCACCCGCTTCATACGCTACTCCGTTGATGTAGACCCAGCGCATTTAAAGCTTGTGCGTGGCACCGGGATACTTCTTCGCCGCGTCGGCCCCGGGCTGCGTCGGGTCCGGGTTCAACTGCGCCGGTAAGGCGGGCGGCATATCGAAGTCGAAGTCGGCACCGATCGCTTTCATGCGTGTGGCGAACTCCTCGCGTGGCAGGCCACCCGTGTAGAAGCGCCGGATCAGTTCCTCTGGCTCGTCCTTCGGCACCTCGACCGGTTGCCCCGTGTCGGTGTCTCTGAAGCTGGGGCGAAGGGGGTCCTTGCTGTCCTGCTGCTTCTCGGCCTCCTTCAGTTGCGCTGGATTCATCGCGGCCAGTCGGTTCAGTTCCTTCAGGTCCTTGTCTTGATTCGTAGCTGTCATGGTTGTGGTACTCCGGGTATGGCAGCGGGCGGTACGCCTGCGCCGGGTTGAAGGGCCCCCATTGGGTTGTTGTTGGCAAGGGCAGCCGGTGGTCCCGTCGGGCCTTGCATTGGCGGTGGCATCGAAGGCACTCCTCCACCGAGTCCTGCAGGTGCCTCTGTTGCAGCGGCTGCCGCTTGCTGTTCAGGTGTCGGTATCTGCCCAGACATCAACTGCGCCTGCAGTTCGGTCTGCGCTGCCTCCACCAATTTCTTGACGCCACTGGCGCGCTTGTCGAAGGCACCGGCACGCTTCTCGTCCGTCTCGGCCTCCTGCTTCGGATCGGGTTTCTTCTGGCCCTGATCCTGTTGCGCGGCAGCGATGGCGGCGTCCAGCACGGTTTCAATCTCCTTGCCGACGCGGAAGCCACCAAGGCCCCACTTCATCATCTGCAGCACGATCGGTGCGGTCTTGGGCGAAGACTCGATCAGCGGCGTGACCGACTGCACGAAGCCACCCACGGCCTGCATGAACTGCACGCGTGCGTCACGCTCCTGCGCCCAGTCCACCATCGCCATGGTTTCACTCTCGACCGTGATGCGGTAGCGCTTGGTCGCGTCCTGCTTGAGCATCGCGATGGCCTGCGGCACCAGCGGCTTGTCGACCGAGTTGTTTATGTTGGACCGCTCGATGATTGTCTCGGGCTGGAAGTGGTAGCAGATGATCTGGGCCCGGATGCGCTGGCCTGCAGCGACCCACTTGCCAATGTCCATCTGCTTGAACTGCAGCCTGCTGCCACCGAACTGCGCCTTCAGTTGCTGCGCACCGAGCGTCTCGTCGGGGTTGCTCATGCCGCGCATGATGTCGCCAATGCCCAGCACCTCGTACAGCTTCGCGATCAGGATGTCGCGCTGCTGCGTGAGGTCCGCGATGGTCTTGGCGATCATGTCGATCGGCACGAAGTCCATCGAGCCCCGGATGCCACCCTTCTCGGAGAACTGGGCCCAGTTGGTGACCGGGATCATCTGGTTCTCCATGCCCTCGCTGAAGATGCGCCCAAGCTCGGTCGATGAACTGTCGTACGCACCCACCACCTTGGCAGCGCGCGTCAGGTGTGTGATGCGTGTCGTCAATTCATCGATCTGGTCGTACTGGTCCTGCGCCAGCGCGTAGTCGGCCAGCGGCATCACGTTCGACGTGGTCGGGTTGCTGATCAGAGGCGGCGGGCACGGGAAGAACGTCTCAAGCTTTAAAGGATCATCCTTCTCATCCAGCACGGTGTGCATGCCAAGCACGTGCCAGTACACCTTCTTCGTGGTGCGATCCCATATCTCGAAGACACCGGCCTTGTTCCATGGATCGTTCTGCGGCTGCGTGCTGTCGGCGTTCTTCTTCTGCTTCGACAGCGGCACCTGCTCCGCGATCACATCACCGAAGCGCTTGCGTAGCTGCTCCTTGTTCATGTACACGCGGCGCGCGACCCAGCGCACGTCATCCCATGTGCGTGCGGGCGACCACCAGAAGTCCTCCCAGAACACGTACTCGGTCAGGCAATCCTCGTGAATGATCGCCTCGTACTCCTTGGCAGGCACGATGATCTGCTCCGGGTTCTGCGGGTCCTTCACCGGCTCCGTCATCTGCTTGCCAGTCTCGACCTCGTAGCGATACCACAGTGCCCCCAAGCCAACGATCAGGTAGTCGCCCACCCCAAGCTGCGAGCTTGTCTCGAAGTCGCTGTTGTCCTTCTCGATCGAGTGATTGAGCATGCGCTCAAGGATGTTGCCGGCAACGCGCGACACATCGTCGTCACTGTCTTTAAAGCTATTGCTGACGTCAACACGCGGTGGCTTGGCATAGAGCGATGCCTTCAGCACCTGAATGTTGGACCAGAAGAGGTTCAGCTTGAATGCGCTGTCGGTGTCGAGTTGGTCACGCTTGTCGAGGTACTTCTTGACGATCTTGCGTGCGCTCTCGTGGAACTTGCTCAGTTCCTTCTTCGCTGCCTGCAGTTCCCGTTCCCACCTACGCGCTGATTCCTCTGGGTTGTATTTACGCGCGGCGTCGGGTTTCCCTTCCTCCATGTCTTCAGGCATCAGACCCTCCTCGGCCCCTGTGACGGTCCTACCGTCTTCCAAAGATCATCCAGCTTGAACTGGTAGTGCAGCGGCTCCGCGTACTGCTTCGCTGGCTCCGGTGGCGGTGGCGGTGCCACGTAGTCGTGCAGCACTGCAGCGCCCTCCATGTAGGCATCACACGCATGCGAACTCCAGTCGTGATCCGGTTCTGACGAGAAGATACGCTCCTCCTCGTCGTACTTGTAGTGATGGAAGCGCATCGCATCCAGCAGCGCATCACACTTCACGCCATCGAAGCGTGTGACACGCAGCACCTTGCGCGCGGCGTTGATGCTGTCGGCCTTCTTGCGCTGCGCGTTGCAGATGATGTTCTTGGCGAGGTGCTTGCCCTTCTTCAGGAACGTCTCGATCGCACTGAAGCGTGACTGGAAGTTCTTGGCGCGCGCATCGTGCGGCAGGTACAGGTGCGCGGCACATAGCTTCTCGTCGCTCTTCCACCCACCATCGATGCCACGCTCGAAGCCCATGCGCTCACTCAGTCGGTCGATCCACTCCTCGGCATCCATGCCGGTGCCCTCGTCGTAGTCGAACACCTCGTAGCCGCCCTGCATCACGCGCCACCACACCCATGCAGACTTATCTCTCCTGCCGATGTCGCTGCTGATCACCACATCGGACACAGGATCGAATGGCAGTGACTCGACGATGCGCCCTTGCCTCTCTGCCGCCTCGATGTACTTGCCGAAGATCGCACCAACATTCGCCGCACTGAAGTCGCATAGGTACTCCTGCCTGAACAGTTCATCCGGCATCTGCCTGCGCTCTGACTCCAGCACGCTGGCATCAATATGTTGTGTCTCGTACGCGGTCAGGTGCGACCAGTCCCACATGATGTCGGTCTTGGCGTACTTGAGCAGGTCGTAGAACCAGTTGTAGCCGCGCGGGGTCGAGAAGAACGCAGCCCAGCCGCCGTTGCCAGCCAGCATGGGCCTGAAGTAGTTCCATGCCCGTGGATCGCTCAGAGCGGCCTCAGACATCACCAGCCCCGCCGGGTTGGCTCCGACTATCGAGTCGTAGTAGTCGCTGCCCACAAGCTGCCACAGCGAGCCCGAGCGCAGCCTGATCTTCATCTCGGTGTCGTTCTTGCTGATCCGGGTTGCGCCCGGGAACACGGCATCGATGATGGGCACGCCCTCGTTGGTGAAGCCGTCCCAGATGACCTTGCGTGCCTGCTTGTGGTTGGGCAGCATGTGCAGGTACATGCCGACCCTGCGCTGCGCCAGCTTGTGCGTCTGGTGCGTGAAGGTCAGGTCCTTGCCGTAGCGCCGGGGCCACGTGTAGACGCCACGCAGGCCACCGTTGTCGAAGTAGCGCATGGCGCTCTTCTGGCCTAACTCCCTCGGTGTGAAGTTGTGTGGTATGCGCTGCTTGATGATGCTGCCATCAGGCATCGTACTCAGCGTGCTGGTTCAGCCACTTGATCGCCTGCTCGCGTGTGAACTTACCGGACAGCAGGCCATCCACAATGTCCTCAATCGTTGGGATCACGTCAGCACCGTCCATTCGGATCGTCTTCGTCGGCTGGGTTGCCGATCGGTAGCTGCAGCGGCAGGGTCCTGTCGTCGTCCTTGAAGACCATGTGGCTCTTGTCGCCCACCATGGTCAGCACCGGATCATGCACCCGCACGCGATGTCCAGACTGGTCGCAGTGTGGGTTGTTGCACCAGATCGAGCGCAAGACGCCCGGATCATCATCGATGTCAATCTCCTGCTGCGTGGCGCAACCGCAGTGGGCACAGAAGTAGGCTGGTCGGGTGAAGAACGAGAATGCTGTCATAGAAAGATCATCACCAGAAAGATTGCCGACACCAGCACGATGCCACCACAAGCCAGCAGCCGCATGAGCTTGCGGTCTGCGTCCATCGCATCGTCACCGAAGATGTCCTGCAGCGCACGCAACTCTTCTTCGGTCACTTGATCTGCTCCACGATGATGTTGACGGTGGCCTCGACCTTGACGTCCTGCTCGATCGAGGACAGGGTGGGCACGCACAGAGACAGCAGGCCCATGGCCGCTCTGGTCTGCACACCCAGCAGTGCTGGCTCACCCTTGACAGTGCCATCAGCGATGTCCTGCAGTCGCGCCACAAGCTGGCTTGCACGTATCTGCTTGCGCACTTCCTCGGCTCTGTGCCTTAAAAGTGGTCTATCGTTTTGAATTGGCTCGTCTTTTGCCGCTTGTCTGCCCATGGCGCGCGATCCTACGCCTGTTTCTGGTCTTCGGCCATAACCGGCTCGGGTGGGAAAGCATCGTTCAGTCGTTCGCGCATCGTGTCGTCGGCGTCCTGTTGCTCGGCTAACTCTTGGGCACTAGCAGGCATTGGATTTACCCTCTCTCCGTAGGTGGTGCTGCTTTGTTTTTTTGATCTTGTTCTTGACCCAATTCCCCGAATGGTGGGCGAGGTCCAGCCATCCCAGAGTGAACTGGGTGGCCTTCCCCGAACGGAGCCGCTCGGTCCGACAGTCATTCGACCCCGGGCACTATCTTCGCCACCCGGTGCGGCTGTCTCAGGTCTGACCCACAGTAGCCGCGTATCCCCCATTCCTGTCGTTGAGGCCCCGACGAATAGGCGGCTGGCTTGACAGATGGGAACCGGGGGATGTAGTGTCGCGAGGTCTGCCGTGGCTCTACTGTTCGCCGGTTCCCGAAAAACCAGCAACACAACAGTAGTCCCCGGTTTCTGAAAAGGCAACGCCCCCTCCCAATCGGGAGGCGGGCCGAGCCCCAAATCCCCAAATAGCCAGCCCCTATCGGCTCAGTTCGCCCGATAGGCACAACCACGTCCTTAAATATCGCTTGACAGCTTGCGTCTGTTGCATCAGACTCCGTCTGTCGATACCGATAAACCACTTTAAAGGACGCTACGAGATGGATGACCAACGCGAACACTACGATGCACGTACCGAGGCCAACGAAGCCGAGGTGGCGCGCGACGCGATCCCCACCACAGCCGAGGCCCTTGCCAACGTATTCGAGCAGAACGCCAAGCATCTGCAGGAAGAACTCAACGCCCTGAGCGATGGTGGCCGCAACGTCTACATCATCACCGTGGCCGATCTGCCGGTTAAGGTCATCATCACCGAGACGCAGGGCTCAAGCGTGTCCGTGCAGTCGCTGCGTGACTGCACCCGCTACTGCTGCCTCGCAACCGCCACCAAGCGCGCCAGAACGATCCGTAACGGCAAGGGTGATCGCGGTGAGGTCCATACCCTGCACCACGCCTACGTGACCGCCATCGCTGACCTGTTCAAGCAGGCGCAGCTACTGCGCGATGGTCTGAGCGTACTCAAGCTAACCGAAGCACTGTAAGCCCACTACCAAGGAGTGTGAGCATGCATCTCGACTACACGAACCAAGGTCGCCGCCCTTCTGCGGCCCAGATCGTCGCCGCGTGGAAGAAGGCTGGCAAGCCCATTCTGTTCTCCGTGAGCTACGGTGAAACCTTTGCCGAGTTCGAGTACACGCCCGGGCACAACGATGCGTGGTGGAGCGGCTGGCATGCCTCCGGCAACGGTTGCCGTGGCGTTGATCGTGACGCCGTCACCAAAGCACTCCCGAGGAGCTTCTGACCATGAACCTGCAAGACGTTCTGAACATCGAGGGCGAGGCCCAAAGCGAGAGCGAGTACGCCCTGTCCATGCAGCGCGCCATCAACAGCGGCTCGGCGTGGAGCTTCCAAGGCTCCATGGGCCGCGCCATGATGAACGCCATCGAGGCCGGTGTCTGCATGCTGGGCGAGTCCCGGGCGCGTGACTTCTGGGGCAACACCATCCCGGCCCGCACCGACGTGCAGGAAGGCACCAAGGGCTCGCGCAAGTACGTCGAGGACCGCATGGGTGACGCATGGGTCGAGATGCTGGAGGACGCATGAGCTACATCCGCTACGAGTCCACCACGATCACCTACCACTCGATGCAGTGGCAGATGCTCACGGCTGCAGGCTGGATCACACACACCGTCGAACTGGACGGCACCGCAACGATGATCAGGAGGGTTTGGTAATGGCAGACGATGCACCTGTCCCAAGCGCGCACGAGCTACGCATGGCCGCACTCGTTTACCGCGACCGCAAGGATCACACGACCGCCGACATCTGCGTGAACATCGCCAAGAAGCTAGAGAACTACGGCTACTTCGCCAGCGGCAGACAGCACGTGTACGCAGCCAACCTTGTGCGCAAATCGAAATCGCTTGACAAGCTTTAAAGCATCAATCAGACTCCGTCTGTCACTACCAACTAAGGAAAACCGAATGACCGTCGCACTCAGATCAGCCAAGTTCAGCGCCTCGAAGGGGGTGCTGCAGGATGCCCTCAACACGCAGCCGGATCGCGTCGAGTTCCACGATCCGTCGCTCTTCAACGAGCGCTGGTTCACGGGGCACGACATCAAGGTGGGCGAGCGCTTCCCGGTCGTGATGGACCCCGCCACACGCAGACGTTTCTCAACCGTCGTCCGCAAGTCGGATGGCACTTTCAAAGTCACATAAGGAGAATGACATGGGCAGCAGAGCAGTTTTGACATTCGACAAGGACCTCAATCCCAACAGCGTGGGCGTGTACCTGCACTGGCACGGTAGCCTGAAGTCAGTGCTTGGCATCCTAGCGGACGTACGCAGCTACGCCCGCAACCCGGAGGCCGATCCCTCGTACGCCTTCGCGCGCCTCGTGGAGGCCTGCTGCAGGGCCGCTGGCGAGCGTCAGGAAGGGAGCGTGGGAGTCGGCACCCTCTCCGATCTGGACACCGACAACGGCGACCACGGCACCTACATCATCGGCGGCATTTGGGAAATCGTTGAGCGCCGCTTCGCCCGGGAGAGCGCATGAGCCAAGTCTGCCAGCGTTGCTACAAGATCGTGATGCGTGCGTGCCAGTCAGAGACTGAATGGTCCGAGTGTCCGCACCTCGAACGGCGCAATCAGGACCTTGCGTACACGCAGTGCGCTGCTGCTGAACTGCAACTGCGTAGCCTGCTCAACAAACAATCGGAGGTCAAATGAAACTGACTCGTGAACTGTGGCTGGAGCGCGGCGTGCGCAAGCTCACGTCCACCTTTAAAGCAGCAGGCCACACGCTGCCGCCAGTGAAGGTGTCGTGTTCGTGGCCCGGTGGCCGCAGCGGCAGCAAGAAGGGTGTGATCGGCCAGTGCTGGACGCGCGCCTCATCGAACGCTGGCATCAACGAGATTTTCATCTCACCACGCATCGATGACCCGGTGGCTGCGCTCGATGTGCTGTCGCACGAGTTGTGCCACGCGATCGATGACTGCAAACACGGTCACCGCATCCAGTTCGCGCGCCTCGTGTACTCGATCGGTCACGTCGGCAAGCCGACCAACACGGTCGCTGGCCCGGTGCTGCGCAAGAAACTGGAGCATATGGCGGCGAAGCTTGGCCCGTACCCGCACGCTGCGGTTGACTTCACGATCGATGACAAGGGACCCAAGCCCTCGTACCTGATCAAGTGCATGTGCGACAGCAAGGAATGCGGTGCGGTGTTCCGCATGACCACGTCGTGGATCGGTCGCGCTGCAGTCAACGACGGCCTGCGCTGCCCGGTGTGCGGTGGCGGCGCTACTGCTGGAGGATGACATGTACACGATGATCCCGGCGACCTACAAAGGATGGCTGATCCTCGCGCCCAACCGCGAGGAGTTGGCCCACGTTGTATTCGAGTACGAAGCCAACAAACTGCTTGCCCACCTGAACCGCAACCATAAGGAAAACACATGAAACGCTACATCGCAATCGCACTACTCGCTGTCAGCACGGCAGCGCTCGCCGCCAACCTTGTGTCGCAGGTCAAGCTGGCTGATGGTCGCCTGCTGTGCGTCTACAGCGACGGCAGCACCATCATCACCAGCTTCAACAACTGCCCGAGCTTCAAATGATCGACGTCAAGCGCAATTGGGCGGGCGTGACTATCACACGCACCAAGCTCGCAGAAAGACGCAAGTCACTGCACCTATCAGAGCCCGAAGCATGGGACCTCTTCAAGCAACTATCCAAACTGTTCAGAAAGGAAAAACCGAAATGACCATTTTTGTATTGGGCTTGATGCTGGTCGCGTTCGTCGTTGGCTTCACCACGGCATCAGTGTTCTTTCACTACATGATCAATCAACAACGGAAGGAGTTTGCCGGTGCCAACAAAAGCGAGGGGAGTCTATGGACCACTATCCCAAAGGCGGGAGAAGACGCGGAAGCGGCTGACCGAGATGCCTCTGCCACGATACGAATCGAAACCAATCCCCGGAGGAACTGCGCAGACTGGAGCGAATCTTCATGCGTGACATCGGCCAACTGGTGAAGACATGAGCAAATTACGTCCCGAAGCTTGTAAGTCAACAGACCCGGCAATGAATGACGCCGATGTCCTGTACTGGATCAAACGCAGCGTTGAGGAGGAACGCGGTCTGATTCACGGGCGATTGCATAGCGGCGGCATGCACTGCGCGATGGGCTCGTTCTGGGCTCGTTACCAAGCCACTGTTCACACGAGCCTAGTGGATGAAGTGGCGGCGATAAACGACATGAATCCGAAGGAACGCACGACAACACGTCGCAGGCGCGTACTCGAATGGATTGAGTGGAAACTTAAAAGGGTGAAGCCATGAAGGGCAGCGGATACACAATCGCACCCGTCGTGGAGAACGGAGCGCACAAGTGGCAGCTTGTCCGTCGGCGCGCGATCGGTCCATCGATGCTGCCGGTCATCATCATCGGCACCTTTCCCTCGGTCCTAGACGCTGAGGTGGCGATCACGCATCTGAGGTCGCCATCACATAATTACCCGGATGAGGTGGAGGGACCAACGAATGAGGCCGGGTGGTACGAGGCCGCGACGCCGGAAGAGCTTCGCGCCTACAACGTGCGACTGCAGCAACAGATAAAGGACCTAGGCCATGAGCCTGTCATGTGACGGCTGCACCGAGTGCTGCTACTACCTCGGCATCGCTGCGCTTGGCAAGCCCAACTGCGTCAACTGCAAGCATGTCGAGGAACGCGTGGGCTGCGGCATCTACGAGGAGCGGCCCGAGGACTGCCGCACCTTCGAGTGCATGTGGCTGCAGACGCAGACCGATCGCGTGCGTGCATGGCCGAAGCTGATGAGGCCCGACAAGTGCGGCGTGATGTTCGTCGCCACCACGAGCGACAATACGATCGCGGCCCACACCCGTGAGCCCGATGCATTAGAGAACCCAACGATAAAGAAAAGGATGAACCAATGGCTACGAAACGGACTGCAGGTAGTGCAAGTGAACGGACAGCAGCGACGCCTGCTGCGAATGTTTCCGAGAACCTAGAGCAGGAGGTGCTGCGAGCGCTGCTGGTGCAAAACGATGCGCTGCTGAAGTCGAATGAGATGCTGCGCGCGATGACCACGCTACTCAGCAAGCTGCTGGCGCAAACTAGGATCACCGTCATGCCGAGTGAAACGCCACCCGAAACGGTGGCGATGGTGGCGAAGGCTAACGGCCCGATCCCAGCAGTCGAACCGGACCCGCAGAACCCGTTGCCACCCCTGCTCGATGAGCCCAAGGGCCCGACGCTGGCCGATCTGAAGGTGGCGCTGCAAGCCTGCATCGCGGCGCACGATCAAGACGTAGCGCGCCGCTGCATCGCACCGTACGCCACCTACTCGATGGTGCCAGTGGATAAGCTGGCAGAGGTCATCGCCAAGGTCGAGGCCGCAACGAGGTCGGTGGTGCCATAGGACGCGTCAGGATTGATCAGGAGCCGCGCAAGCTGGATGCGGCTCCGACACACAGACAACACCGGAAGGCTGCTCCTGATCAATTCTGGTGGCTGGGCGCTGGATCGCTGGTGATCTTCGACGCCACCCAGTTACGCATGCGGGTCCAGCGCCGCTCGGGTGTTTCGTCGTCACGGAATATCCAATGCTCATCGTTCTCGAACATGATTTCTGCGGCCAGCGCCTCGGCGATATTGAACTTCGCAGCGATTGCCTCGCGGTCGTACGCATCCACGCCAGCCATGTCGATGCCACGCGCCTGACCAAGAACCCCGAGCGTGCAAAACTGACCATCATCGGTCATAAGCTCGTTAGTGATGAGCGTCTTCAGAGGCATGGCATCGAGTGCGGCAAGCAGTTCGCGCAGCATGGCCTGACCTCGCGCCCCACGCATGGCCGACGCGACTGCACCGCGCCAGCGGATCAGTGTCCACCCATCGCAATCATCGGAGTAACCGCTTCTGCTCATAACATCCTCTCTTGGGACATGTAGCTGGTGATCAAGTCGATGGCCTCGTTGGCACCCCAGCACGTTTGCGTGCGCCAGCCCATCGAGGCCAGCCCGTCGAGCCACATCTCCTGCAACTCGCTCGGGCCCCTGCCGCCGACCCGCTTCATCTCCATCGCAAGCCCGATGTAGGTTCCACGTGGAACGGGCAGGATGAGGTCGGGTACGCCTGCCTTCATGCCGAGGTCGAGGTTCAGGCCGCGCTCGAACTTCGTGCGCTTGGCGGCGTTGGGCACCGCGAACAGCCAGCGCAACTCCGGCCAGCGGGACTCGTGCCATAGGCACCACCGGATCACCACGGCCTGCTCGGCGCTCTCCAGCGGCGTCAGTAGTCGGGTCATCTCGATGACAACCAGTCCAGCAACTCCGGCATCGGTCGCAGCAAGTTCCTCGGCACGAAGAAAGCCGGTCGGCCCCCCGTCGGATCGCGCCAAAATTCAGAGAGCTTGCCGTCTCCGGCGAATGTCCAACCGCACAGATCGAACTCCGGCGCGTGAGTCCAAACCAAAACGTAGGGTGTCTCGTCATCGTCGTCAGGATGCAGAATCAAATTGTGGTTCCGTTGCGTTGTCGAGCGAACATCAACCATTCCGCCAACGTCGCGCGCCTGAACATCGTTCACTGTTCCACACCAAAACAGGTTCGTGTATCGAGCAACGGCAAGTTCGGCGCAGCATCCGTTGACGTCGATTTCAAGAGCGCCAGCGCCGTTCGGTGCGCCGTACTTCGGCGCTCGGCCCTTGAACATTCCAGATAGCCGACGCATTACTCCGACATGGCTCGCCATCGACAGTTGCCCGTACGTGAGGCTCACGACCACGGGAGCGCTCACGCCCTGTGATCCATCTTCGAGTTACCGGCGACATGGTGCCACGTGCCAGCCACCGGCAGGCCGTCGCAATCCTTCAGGATGTTCTTGATCTTCGCAAGCTCGCGCCGCGCCACCTCGCTGTCGCCACCGTCCCACACACCCTCCAGCGCCTTGCTGACCTGACTCGTGAAGCGCCTTAGCTCGCGACCACGGCACGCCGCCACGATGTCAGCAGGCACCGGCATGCGGCTGTTGAACTTCGGCCAGTCGGTCAGTACGCTCAAGATGTCCGGCATGGTGAAGTGCTTTAAAGCATCCAGCCATACCACCCCGCCCTTGGGTCCCGGCACCTTGCCGACCAACCCAGCTTGCGACAGTTCGAGTAGTCGCATCATCAGCATGTCTGTCTGCTCGCGGTGCATCCTGTCCCCCTCTTGGATTTAAGATGCAATCTGACCACAAAAATATTCGCTTGACAACCGTCCCAAACATCATCAGACTGCGTCTGTCAATTCACTCACCATAAGGAAAACGATGACAGCAGGCCGCGTTGACTTTGACGATCTACCGCCAGAGACGCAGAAAAAGATTCGAGCGGGTGCGCCCAAGTTCAAGCGCCCGCGCGAGACGACGTTCTCGAAGAACGATGTGCGCAGCTACGCGATGAAGGCGATGGGGGTACTGGCACCACTGACCCCGAGCGAGCGCGCACGCGTACTGAAGCTTGCACTGGAGATAAACAAGGTATGAGCATACGAGTCCAGATTTACCCGTTCGAGGACAGGACCATCACGCTCGCCGACTTCCTCGAACGCGACTCGCGGTCGAGTGGCGAGGGGCAGCTTGAGTCGATGCGCAAGCAGATCGATTCTCTAGTCGGCATCGTCGAGGTCATCCTCACGCACTCATCGCCCGTGCTGGTTGAGCATGTGGGCGATGCGCTCGGCAAGAAGCTTGAGGTGGAGATATGAGCCTGCACGTTGCCGATTGCCGCCATCTAAGCGCCGCGCTCGCATTCAAGGGCCGCAACGGTATGGGCTCCTGCGTGCTGCGGTCGGTCGCTCTGGCGCTTGATCTGCCCCGCGCAGTGATCACCTTCGGCACCATCCGCGCAGCGAACGAGGCCGAGATAGCGACCATCCCAAATGCATCGCTGGTGCCGTTCATACATTGCTGGCTGGAGGTTGACGACGTCGTGATCGCACCCACGACGCTGGAGCGTACCGCTGGCGTGCTGGTGGCAATGGATCGCAAGTCCTACTACGAAACCAACGGTGTGTACTCCGTACGTCCAGTGCCACGCGCTGCGTTCGATGCAATCGCGCGCCGCTTCCGACTGAGCGCAGCATTCCGGCATGGCTCGGGCCGCGCTGGCAAGGGCAACGTAGCCGAGGCGCTGCTCGCTGCCGCCAACGTCCGCTACGTGCTGGGCGAACACCGCGCACTACTACCGAAGGAGAAGGCATGAGCATCTGCCACGCGCTGACGGTGGTGCTGCACCTAGTGTCGGCGCATTCGCCGTCCGACTTCGACAACGCCAACTACGGTGCGGGCCTTGAGTGCCGGGTCGATGGTTGGGCGGTCGAAGCGGGCGGGTATCGCAACAGCTACGGCAGAGGGTCGGCGTACCTAGCAGGCGGGTACCGGTACGCGTTTGATGGCGGGTGGGCTGTCGGCGTTGCAGTTGGCGCTGCCACCAACTATCCAGAGGGCGTGGTCCCCGTGGGCGGGATCACGCTCCACACGCCGGAGTGGGAAAGATGGGCTGCGCGCCTGATGGTCGGCCCGAAGGTTCACGAACACGGCGCGCACGTCGCGCACCTGATGCTAACGAGGAAACTATGAGCTACTACACGTACTGCGAAAGATGCGGCAAGCAGATCGAGCTACCGGCGTTCGAGGGTGACGGTGTGTTCAGCCGTGACTACCCGCACAAGTGCGACATACCCGTCACGAACCCCACGATTAAGCGTGGCTGCTTCGTGTTCGGGCCCACGAGTTGGGAAGACCAGAAGAAACTCGCCAAGGCGAACTGGAAGGCGATTGACCGCATTGCTGGGCAACTTCAGAAACGTAGGGAGGGACGATGACCGAGCCTACTTGCACGATGGGCGTTGGAACCGGAGACGGGGAGCTATTCGTGCATGGAACCTACGAAAGCATCAAAGCAGCGCAGGCCATCGTCAACGACCGCGCTCGACTGCAGCACAACGAGGGCATCTACAAGGAACAGATCAGGGAACTGCGCCTGCTGCTGGGCCAGATGGTCCACAGGGTGCCGGGGACACGCGCCTACAACGAAACACGGGCGCTGGCCGCAGAGGTCGTTCTGACCGCACACATGAGTGAATACAAACCGGGAGAGGTAGCCAACAATGACTGAGCAACGCATCGAAGACACGCCCTACGCACCCCCAGCACCAGCGGTCAAGATGGACACCGAGCCACGCAACATGGCTCCATGGCCTGTCGTGCCGAAGGTCTACCGCGCCATCAACAAGGTGCAGGCGGCGCTCGCCAAGGTGGGCATCGCCAAGGACCGCAAGAACGTCCAGCAGAGCTACAGCTTCAGGGGCGTGGACGACATGTACAACGTGCTGTGCCCGCTGCTCTCTGAGCATGGCCTGTGCATCCTGCCGCGCATGTTGAGTCGCGAACTGGTCGAGCGCGTGAGTGCCAAGAACACCGCGCTGTTCTACGTCACGGTCGATGCCGAGTTCGACTTCGTGTGCGCCGAGGACGGCAGCAAGCACACCGTCAAGACGTACGGTGAGGCCATGGACATCGCTGACAAGGCAACCAACAAGGCGATGAGTGCGGCCTACAAGTACGCCTGCATGCAGGCCTTCTCGATCCCGACACAGGGTGACAACGACGCCGACGCCACGACGCACGATGTACTGGCCGCTCCGCGCCAGAGCCTTCCAGACGACGAACTGGAAGCGGCCCAGATGACACGGCTCGCACGGGTCGCATCAACCCTGATCGATCTGGTGACGGAGGAGGAGGACCCCACGGTCGACAACGAGTGGAAGATTTGGGAAATCATCGAGCCCATTACGGACAACGGGGAGAAGATGTATCTCGGTCGTTTGCTGGGCCCGAAGGAAAGCCGCGTGCGCAGCCGGATGAAAGAGGTTGCCGACATCAAGCGTGGCGTAGTCAAGCCTGTAGCCAACACGACGCGCGTCCAGACCGGGCCCGGGCTCAAGAAAACCCACGTCCGTGGCGACGAGCCCGAGCATCCAGCCAGAGGTAACGACGCATGACCGCACAAGTGATCACCGACGCGCAGCTATTCGAGACGCTGCACTGGCTTGAGGACAACGGTAGGAAGGCGGCACAGGCGCGGGCGCATCGCGTCTATCTGGAGGAGTATCTGGCCCACCAGCGCGCCAAGATCGCGCAGGAGTGCATGGATGAGGGTGAGTCCGCAGCGAAGGCCGACATCAAGGCGAAGGCGTCCCCTGCGTACCTGACAACCCTGACGGGCCTGAAGGCAGCGATCGAGGAGGATGAGTTCTTCCGCTGGCACCGCACGCACGCCGATGCAATCGTGAGTGCATGGCAGACACTGAGTGCGAACCGTCGCTCTCTTGAGCGTGGCACATGAACCTGTTAGCCTCCGTCTGATACATCAAGGAGCAAACAATGTTCAATCGAGAAACCGTGAAGCTGCCGCGCTACAAATCCAAGCGGGGGCACGTCCTCGTCCATGGGCTTGAGGGCGTAAACAAACTCGGACTGTCCACGCGCTCCATCGCGCGCCAGCTTAAGGTCACGCCGCAGACGCTGCTCATCTGGAAGGACAAGGCCGAGAAGGATCGCAACTTCCTGCTGCCCGGGGAGCAGGTTCCTGCGCTGTCCAAGGCGCTTGGCATCGCGCCATACTACTTCCGGCCTGACCTGTGGCCGAACGAAACGTGGAGGTTCTGATGGATCAACAGACGCTACTGCATCAGCACAGCAACCTGAAGTTCGTGCAGGAGAACACGCGCCGCACTCCCGATCTGCCAACGATCGAGATGTACAAGCCTGAAGGTCACAACGGAGACATGCTGGTGCTGCTCGCGTGCGTGTTCGCGCTGGGCGTGGTGCTGGGAATGTTTTTGTAGCACCGGGCCGTAATCATGCGGCTCGTCATAAGGAGAATCAAATGCCACGATGGCTGCTTGCTTTATTCGCAGCGTTTCCGTTGCTCGCGCACGGGGGTGTGGTCACCATCACCTTCGAGAATCCTGAAACCTACATGCTCGGACAGGCGACGAACTTCGTCACTGGTGGCCTGCGTTTCTCTCCACCGTGCGCGAATGCACACGCAGGCCACTCTGACATTGGACCGTCAGGGGCTTGGCTGTCATCGGACAAGGACAACAGCAACTGCGAAATCCTGAACAGTAGCTATCTGGGCGTGGGCTTCGAGGACTTCTACGTCGATCGCTTCGGCCAGTCGTTCACGCTGCTTGGCCTAGCTGGCCTCGGCTACGACGGGCACACCGACTTCCAAGTGATGTCTTCGAGGGGCGGCATCTTCAATGGGAGCGTCAGAGATGATGCCCCTGTTGGCTACGATTTCTTCACGCTCACTGGCCCGCTGTGGACCGACATCACATGGTTCACGCTGCGCAACACCGACGATCACACCTTCCACATGCACATGGGCTGGGATGACATCCGCTATTCATACCGTGTCGATGAGCCCCCGACATGGTTGCTGTTGGCATTGCCGATTGTGGGCTTTGTGATTGCTCGACAGGAACGAAAACACTCCAGAGGTAAAGCTAACCAGAGGGGTCAATCATGCTAAGAAGAAAATTTCTAGCCACAGCAGCACTCGGCGCAATGGCACCCGTCAGTTGCGCGACAGCGGGATGGTGCGGAAGCTACTACGACGGCGATGGCTGGGTGAAAAAGTGGTGTGAACCTACGCCGCCGCAATGGGATGGCTACAGGCAATTCAACTCCGCGTACGAGGGCGTTGCGGCAGCGATCGGTGCCAAGCCGATGCCGGGGAATGCCGTGTTCGTGCCGAGAGAGCAAGTCGGCTATTACGCGCAACTGAACGGCACTGAGTATTCGGACTTCGGTGATTTGGCAGACTTGATCAGCGTCGGCTACGCGGTGGGCGGCGCGTATGGCTTCATGCGCGCGGGTCCACGCGGCTCAGTGGTCGCAGGCACTCTCGTAGCGGGCACCTTGGCGTTAGGCTGGCTCGCCTACAACGCTTCGGTCGTCATGTACAAGTACCCCACTTCGATTCTCGGGGAGGCAAACCCTTCACCCGCCAGCGTTGCAGCCGGGACGCCGCTCACCCTGCACGGCACTAACGCGGGGTCGTTATCTGGCGGCTTACCGGCAGGTGCAAGCATCACAGGAGGCATCGGCAGCGGCGGCTGGCTCGTCATAAGGTTGCAATGATGAAACGCACCATCATCCCGATCATTGGTTTTGCATTCGCTTTCTACATCCTCTTCACTCGAATACTGCCGCCACCGGGAGAACCGGGATTTTGGCCTTTGCTAATCGGGATCGTTTTCTTTACCGGCTTCGGCATCGTGCTGTTCGAGCTTTGGCTACGGAAGGAAAAAACAAAGGGCTAAGATTTGATCTGCCGCGCATGACAGGCGGCAGATCGCGATCTTTTCCTAGGAGCAATAAGAATGGCACAAGGTAAGCAATGGCTTAACGTAGTCATCTTCGACTACAGCGGGAATCCAACTCCCGCAACGATTTTAATTCTGAGTGCGGCCAGCCCACCGCAGCGTCCCACGCCGGGACCAACACCACCCGGATTGCCGGATGGCATCTGGGGTCCGTCTGACCCGCGTCCGACTCTGCCAATCGCTGGCTGGGACCCGGGCACCGGAAACTTCCCGGGTGGACCCGGGCAACCGCCGCTAGTCATCTGGGGGCCGGGTGACCCGCGTCCGACGTTGCCGATCGCTGGTTGGAATCCGGGCACCGGGCAATTCCCAGACGGACCGGGAACACCAACCCCGCCGCCGCTAGTGCCGACGCCGCCTACGGAAACCGCGCCCGGTGTAGCAATCGTGCGTAACGCACCCTCTGAGGGCATGACGCCACCGGCAGACATGCCAAGCGCAACGTACTCGGACGTGTACTACGGCCCGGGCAAGGTTGCTAAGGCATGGGTCGGCCCATACATCGAGCATCACCCCGGTAGTTAGGCACCTTCGAGGTCGTAGGACCAGACCTCTGCACCCGCGCCTTCCAAGTCGAAGGCGACGGGTGCGACGGGCGCACTCCAGCGCACGTCACCCTTGACCTTCAACACCCCCAGCAACTGGCTACGCATCGCGTCCTGCAGATCAAAGCCGACGCCCGCACTCCAGCCCACGTTACCCCTGACTCCCATGTGACCGTCGAGCTTGCCGCGCACGGCAGCGATGGCGAACTGACCCGTGAACGGTTCAGAGCCTTCGAGGTTGAACGGCTGCGGTAGCTTCCACCCAACACTACCCTTGACCTTTAAAGCGCCACGTATCGGTGCGGCTTTGGTGTCAAGGTTGAACCGCTTTGGGTGCGGAGGCTTTCCCTTTTTCAAGGTCAACTTCGCCATCTGATTTGAAAGTTACCTCAAGAAATTTAACCGTTGCACAGAACCCCAGACAGACAGCCATCTCCTCTGCGTTGCGCGTCGCTGCGCAGCTAAGGAGGAGGCACGACATCAGCAGGATTAGTTTTTTCATTCACTTGCTTCTCCAGTGCGCCGACACGGCCCGCGAGAAACAGCACGCGCTGCGTCAGTGTTGCAATCAGTGTTTGTGCTTCAGTCAGCATCGCTTCGGGATCGAGTTTCACGCGATCCTCGTAACGTAGATGCGTTGTTCATTCAATGAGCCAGAGGCAAGGCTGCAGCAGAATGTTGCTGCGACACCCAACAACCAATTCTTTGAACCGCTCACGCTCAGATACGGGGCAAACGCGCCGAACCAGAAGCCCGGTGGCGGCGAAAAGTCAAACAGGTTGGGCGAGTCATCAAGGAACGGCGACACGTTGCCGCAGAATGGCGGCGGGCCTGAGTGGATGGCTATCCAGCCCGGTATCTGTTCACCCCCTACGACATTCATATCCCACGTGCCAACACCTGCAAGATTGATCGTGAGGAACTCGAAGCGCAGCACGGCACCGATCGGCAACCTGCGTGTCACGCCACGCTGGTAGCCGCCGTAGTCCTGCCACAGACTCGCTTGCGGCGCAGGTACGCCCGGGCAAGGGTTGAATCGATCCGCGATCAGGTTGGAACTATGGGCCGCATCGGTGCCGTTGGCATCGACTATCCACGCCATGCGGCCAGCAAGAGCCGTGACCCCGGGAACAACGAAGCGCTCGGCTCCGTTCTGGAACAATAAAAAGCCGCCGCCGACAGGCCAATCGGCCACCCGAGTGCCAGCGGCGCAAAACCAATCCGACAGGTCGCGCCCATCAGTAGCAACGAAGCCCGTGTTGTACGGCAGTCTCGCGCCCGCATCGAGCGGATCGAAGAGAGAAGCCAAGTCATTATTGCCCCGGTAACCAGATATGAAACCGGTAGCGCCAGCCGTCGATCCCGGGTGGAAGAGGGAGTCCAGATCGTTGCCGCCACCGTAGACGGTGACAAATCCAGTGGTCATGGAGTCGGCGTAGCAACAATTTGAGTGCCACGTATGGTGCCACCGCTGCGTATTGAAGACCCGAACAGCGCACCGGTCACGATGCACGAGGCGAACTGCACAGCGGTGTTGAGCGCAGCGTACGCAGCCGGGTTGAAGTTGCCCGTGTGCCACGCGGTCGATACGTCCTGCTTGGTGGCCGGGTCGAAATTACCCGTATGCCATGCAGTGGCAATCAACTGGTACGGCACCAGCATCGCGGTGACAGTGTCCTGACTCGTCAGCGCGCTGCCCTGCGGCACCAGCGGATCGTATGGTGTGGTGCTGAAGAAGCTCTTCGCAGTGATACCTGTGGCGTCGATCTTTAAAGCTTCAGCACCAAGGATCGAGGCCAGCATGATGCCGAGCCCGCTACGAGTCCAGCCAGAGGTCGGCTCGTTCTGCCACGTGATGCCCGGTGAGGTCAGGTCGCCATCGAGGAACTTGAACGGTGCCTGCATGCCGCCGCGACCGAAGCGATCGAGCGAGTCACTCATCGCCTGCGCCAGATCATCGAGCGTCTGGTTGGCCCACTCGGCCTCGACAAACTCACCCGGCACCACGGGCGGCAGTGGTAGCGTGTAGGTCCCTGCAGCGTTACGGCTCATGGATCATTCCTTCTGGGCAGGCTTCGCGCGCCCGTTCGTGGTCTTCATTCTGTTCCTGTCAGCGCGAGCGGTGCTGCTGCTCCTGCGCTACGCGATAGCGCAAGGAAGGCTTGCTCTGAAGCGCTGAGTGGACGACCGGCCTGCAGTGCTGCACGAATACCTTTCGCTGCGCGAGATGGATCGAGCATCATCTCTGCCACCTCGGCCCGCGTTGCGCCAGTGAACTTGTCGACCACCGCATCGAGCATCGCACCGCCGACGATAGGAATCTTGGAGTTGATCGCAGTGCGCGCCGCTGTCTGCATCGCGGTCTGTGACCCGCCACCTCCAGTGCCACCGAGCTTCATCGATCGCATCGGCTCCTCCTTCTTCGCGAGGAAGTCTGTCAGTTCACTGTAGCGACCCTGTGCCTCTGGTGTAAGGCGCGAGCCGAATTTGTTCTTGCCGAACTTATCGACCGCTTGCTTCAGCACATGGCGTGTCGTCTCAGGTGCATCGCCCACCAGAGGACGACCCTCTGCGGTGAGCGACTGGTTGATCTGCTGCTGCGCCCGCGCGCTCGTGACCGCTGGCGACATCCCGGTGTACTCATCGAGGTAGCGCGTCCAGAGGTCGCCCGCGTTGCCCTTGCGTGATGCGGCCTCGTTCAGGCGCTCATCGATCGCGCGCACCAGTGTCATCGTCTCTCTGTCCGCGCCCTTGACCGCCGCCGACAGATCGTCACCAAGCTGCGACGGGCCCGACAGGCGTCGCACGAGGTCCTTGCGCAGGTCGTACAACTGCGCCGGGTTCGGGTTAGTTTCAAGCACGCTCTGCACGTGACTCGCAACCCGGTTCGCTGCCGAGCCCTTGGCGGTGCGCTGCAGAATCTCTGCTGTGTTGTTCTGCAGCGGTTCGCTCACATGGCTGAACTTGCTCGCCAGTTCGAGTGCCTCCTCGCGCATCGGTGCCGTCGCCGCATCCCGTGCGCTGGCGGCGCGCGACACAGTCTCCTCGGTGCCCTCCTTGCCGGCACGCAAGGCCGCACGGTGGATCGACTCGTTCTGGCGGCGCGCAAGCTCCGCGAACTGTTCCGGGGCGTCCCTGCGCGCGGCTAGTTCGACCCGGGCTAGTTCGGGGCTGCGCGCCTTCTCTGCCGCCGTGAGCGGGATCGAACGGGTTAGACGGCTGCGGCGGGGGGCCTCCAGCTTGCCCGCCACCTCGGCGGCCTCATCCGCGCCACCCAGAGCCTTCACGAGACGCGATCCGGCCCGGGTGGCTACTTGGCCCTCACCCCGACCTCCGAGCGCTCTGGGGAGCATTTTGGTGGCTCCACGGACCACTACCGGCGCGGCGGCTCCACCAGCGGCACCGAAGGCCATGTTGGCAAGCCTGCTCTCGTCCCCCAGAACGGGCTGCAGTGCGCCAGCGGCAGCGCCCCCACCCGCACCCATCAGGGCGGTCTTCAAAAGGGTCCCAGAGGCTCCTACGGGCAGCGCGGCAGTAGGTGCGACCTCGCCCGCAAGCTGGAACAGACTGCCGCCCGTGGTGCCCTCGGCAAGCTCGCCCTTCATCCGGCGTGACTCGCGAAGCTCCTCATCGCCCACGCCGCCACCGATGCCGACCTTCTGGCCCAGTTGCTTGGCACCCTGCCACGCGGTATCGAACCCGGCACCGAGGTTGGTCAGGGCGCGCTCCGCGTAGGGGCGCTCTGCCTCCGAAGCCTTGAAGCGGGCGCGCTCTGCCTCCTGCTCGCCCCTGACCGCTGTCTCGCGCTTGGTCTTGGCCTCACCATGGAACTGGTTGGCCCAGTCCCACGCTGTGTCGGGATCGGGCGCATCGACCTTGTAGCTGCGGCCCTCGACGGTGACCCGGTAGCCTGCCATCACAGCGGCTGCACCGCGCCCGGTGGCGGCGGCGCGCGACGGTTCGGTTGGGCGGCAGCGGCTGGCGCACCATCAGGCACGACCGCACCCGGTGGCGGGCCCTGACGCCCACCGCCACGGAAGCGCGGATCGGCAATCACCGCCGATGGATCGTAGCCACGCTGGCTCGCAATGTTCTGATACTCAGCCGCCTGCTGCTGCAGCTTGGCGACCGCATCCTGCTCGTACAACTGAGCGACGCGCCCAATCTCCTGCACCATCTGCGGCGTGATGATCGAGCCCGAGAGAATCTTGTCCTGCCAGTTCTGCACCCGCTGTCCGAGTCCCATGCCCTGTGCCATGCGGTTGAACTCGCCCTCGCGCACGACCGACGTCGGATCGAGGAACTTGTTGAACAGCGTGATCAGCGCCTGCTGCTCGACGTTCGATAGCTTGCGTCCAGCCGAGCCAGCCAGCAGAGGCCTGACCTGCTGCGCCGCTGCGTAGCCCTCACGCGGCGACTTGGTCACCTGCTCGAAGTCGTTCTTCATCCGGTCCTCGCCACGGAAGCGACGGTCATCTGCCGCACCACCACGCGATGCCGCGCTCGCCGCCGACGTCATGGCAGCGATCGACTGCTGCGACTGAATCATCAGCTTCTTCATCTCCATCTGGTCCGCTGCGGTCTGCCGCTGTGCCTCGGCCTTTTCCTCTGCCGTTGCAGCCGACTGGATGATCTGCTGGTTCTGTTGCACGCGCGCCTGCAGCAGCTTCATCTTCTGCTCGGCCTTCGCCATCGGGTCCTCGATGTGTTCGCCCGTCTCGGTGATGTAGCCCGTGGCGGTCTTCATCGGCTGGCGCGCTTCCATCGCACGCTTCAGGAACGCACCCTGTACTGGCGCGAACTCCTTGCCCGCCTCCTGCGCCGCCAGTGCAAGCAGCAGCGCACGCTGGCCGCTCTGACCCTGTTCACGCATCTGGGCCTGCATGCCGCTGTAGTCACCCGGCTGCTGCAGCCTTTCCATCTCGGCCTGATCGCGTGCCACCTGCTGCTGCGCGCTCTGCACCTGATCCCCACGCAGCGAACTCACGCCCGTTGGCGTCTGGTAGCCGGGGACAGGCTTCTGTCCCTGCGACTGGAAGTGCGGATGCGGTGTCACCTGCGGCACTGGCGTGTAGCCGTACACCGACTCCTGACCGGCCACGGTGCCCGGTACCGACGTCGTCTGCCGCTGCGGTGACTTACGCAGCAAGTTCGCGGTGACCTGCGGCTTCGGCTTCGACGGGCCCGCGAGCAGTTCGTCAATGTAGGGATCGTTGAACTCGTCCATCAGAATGGCTGCGTGTCTTCACCGGGCATCGGTTGTTGCGGGAACTGCATGCCACCCATGCCACCACCCATACCTCCCCGCATGCGTTGCAGTGCCTGCATACGCTGCATCTTTAAAGCCTGCGATGCTGCGTTAGCGCCGCCCTCTTGGTAGCTCGCTAGGCCCTGACCCATCGCTGGCGCGACGATGCTCTCCAGTGGCGAGCGCGCTGGCTGGTAACCACGCCCACCCTGATTCGTCACGCCCTGCGGCACCTGCGACTGCTGCCGTAACGCATCGACCATCATGCGCTTGCGCGCAATGTTCTCCTGCTCGGGCTGCATCGCGCCCATCTCCATCAGGTACTGGAGAAGCATGTCGTCCTGTCCACCACCGCCCATTGGTCCCGCCATCACATGCCTCCGTAATTAACCATCAGGTAGCCGCTCACATGCTCACGCACAAGATCTGGTCGCACCTGCTGCAGTTCCTGCGCAATCACACCGCGCTCGCGCTTGCC